CCAGTTGGTTTTGCCATGATAATTACCTCTCATTAAGGATTAAGCTCATTGCATCTTGGATGCTTCCTGAGCGTTTAAGTTTCGATCTAGCTTGTCTTTGAGAGTCACGGTTTGACGCAGTCTTCTTAGCACCCGGTTTAACAGTACGCTTCGGCTTGGCCTTGGCTTTCTTAATCGCCTGTTCCTTGCCGCCTTGTGCCGCCCTAAACTGGATGGCATCGTGCAGTACCCGGAGTACACGGTGATCAGTCACTGCCGCGATCTCTTGCGGGTCGAACCCGTAGACCTCTTGGCTTACCGATAGCATATTGTTGCGAAGGTTAGTGGCCTTCTCAGGGTCTGCGAAGTCAGGAATAACCTGCCTCAACGTCTCCATTTCTCTCTGTAAATAAGCGTTTCTAGCCTGCTGCTCTGCTTCAGAGTTGCCTGCTAGCGCCTGCTGAACTTCAGCCATCTTTTGCTGATATTCATTAACCGCGACCTTATATTTTGCGTCTTCCGCATTGTATTTAAACGGGTCAGACTCAGCTAACATAGGGTCTGGCGGCACAGGGGCTGACGGTATTTGCATATTTTGCACTTGGGCAAAAATAGCTTTCGCTTGCTCGCGCTCATTCAGGAAATCACCGGCAATCTGCTCGAACTGCTTTCGCATTTCGGCAACCTGCTGCATTCCCTGCTGGACATATTGCTGACCGCTGTATCCTCGCTTGAGATCCTCTAGGGTGACCCGTTGCTCTATGCCGTCTACCTTGACGGAAAAAGTCTCGGGTTCCTCAGAATCGGCTTCTTCCTCAGCGTCCTCTTCGTAGTCCTCTACCTCGTCATCCTGCTCTGGCTCTTCAGCCTCTTGATCTTCCTCCTCATAGTCCTCTTCGACCTCTACGGCCTCTTCAGGTTGCTCTTCGGGTTGTATCAATTGGCCTATAGCCGATTCGATGCTGCCATCGAATGTCACTTCATCAGTCGTTTCCACGGTGCTGATCCTCGCTGTTGCTGTTTGTCGAACATCGCCTCATCCGTAAGAATGACTGCCATGCGATCCTCGATCTTCGCTAACGCCCTCACTATGTGATGAGCCTCTTCCCGGTCTTCATACGAAGAGTGCGGGTTTAAGAAGACGTTGGCGGCGTCCTCTCTAATCTCTGTCAGTATCACGTTGAAAGCCTCGTCTTGCTTGAGTCTCTTAACGTGTGCTGCTCGATCCTTTATGTTCAAAACGTGCTACCGACCGCGGCCTGAGCTGGCTGTGCTTGTGGGTAACGTGGCTCGTTCTGCAATTGCTTAATCCTCTCTACATCGACCGCAGTACCATACTTACCTATGATCTCCGCGGCAGAAATCAAGAGGTCTTGATCCATTTCGTCTCGCTTACGATCATCCTCAGCGATAGCCTTCTGAGCTTCTAGTTGCAATTTTAACTGATCCGTCTGCATCTTGGCCTGAGCCTTGATCTGCTCTGCCTGCAAGTACGCCGCATTTGGATCTTGTTGTTGCTGACCCTGCTGTGCTTGCTGTTGCATCATCATTTGCTGTTCAAGCTGTGGGTTCATCGGCATAAAGTAGCGGTCAGAGTTTCTAACTCCGTTAATCGCCAATATGTCAGACAAGGTGTTTCTGATGTTAGTCAAAGTCACCATGCCGTTACCCGGGCCATACGTCTGGAATATCTGTATCTGCGTTTGTAGCGTCTGATTCAAGACCGCAATCTTCTGATCTTCGCGCCCGGTTCCCAGACCTACGTTGATGGATACATCCATTGTGGAATTCCATGACCGCGGATCAACAGGGGTGTAGCTTTGACCTTGGAAGCGCATCATCTGCTCTTCATCGACATTCTGCACCATGCACTGAAGCATAAGCTTAAACATCTGGCGCATACCGCCTTCCGCAAGGTTGCGAGCCATGACTTCTATCTGCGCCGCCTGAGCCTGCACAGTGGCCTGTACGGCAGTTGCGGTGGTGGCCTGTAGGCTGTCAGGGGATAGACCTGTAGACGCCTTGGTGACGCCTGTCTTGTCTTCTACCTGCTGGTCAAAGTATTGCAGAGCAGAAAGCGTCTGACCCGCTACAAAAGGCACCGCCTGAGCTTGTACGGCGCCAGCCTGCTTCACCCGGATAACACCGCCAATCTCGTTGTTTAAAATGTCATCGACATTGACCGCACCGTCTACAATCTCAATTCTGGGGTTGTTTGTTAGTGCGACGTTATCGAGAACACCGCGGAGCATCGCAGTGGCAGCGTCTTGGTCATTCAGAATAAGATCGGCAACTGACCGGCCATAAAACGTATGAGGCTCTGGATCAACCTCAAACACCGCGAAAGGCAGGTGAGAGCATGGCTCGTAATCCAAAAGCTTGTACTGGTTACCGCCCATTAAAATCTTGTGCATTTGAGCAACGCCAGTACCGCTGACGTCAATCTTCATGTACGCCTCAGTTACAGCCACAATCCGCATAGAGGGGTCTTTAATGTCCTCTTCTGAGTAGTCAGACTCATACCCTCGGCGCTCGTACTCTTCGACCTCAGAGAAGGTGTCAGAGTGCTCTAAACCGCTTAAATCCTTGACGTCTTCGTAGTCATAACCCATAGCCACGAGATCGCCAACACGCATCTCGGTACGATGAGCAACACAGTAATAGTCATCGATAGAACGCGAGTTGCGATCAATGAAAAACTCTTCTGGTGGCACGCTTTCAATACACATCTTGCCGCGCTCGACAGTGCGAGCCAGCTTAAGGTCATGACGGGGCGCCTCCATCTCCATGCCGAACTCATCAAGCTCCATGACCATCTTAGTAGTGTGCTTGATAACCTCGACGTCATCCTCATTAACGAGAAGCGTGAACTCCATATCGTTAAGATCTTGGAAGTCATAAACCTCTTGCTCTTGGTAAGTGTCCCAGTAAACCTTGACGACACCGACCTTCTTAACCAACGCATCGTGGAACGCATCATTTAGCACCCTGTAGCCGTTTAGCTCGTTAAACTGGTAGTGCATATACTTCGTAGCCTGCTCGGCCATGACGACGTCTTCTGTTCCACGTGGAACGTACTCAACAGGCTTGTCAGTGTTTAGAAAAACCCGCATAAGAGACGGCTTGATAGCCCGGATGGTATCCCGAACCTTTGTAGCAACTACCTTAGATCGACCGTCTTCTTCGCCGATATCGACCTCGCCATCAAAGTATCTCTGAGCCTTGATGCGGTCTTCGGCTATCTCAGACTCGCAGAAATCAACAGCGTCACTAACAGCGTCTCGGACGATGCCTTCAATCTCAAGCTCTGTCATTGGCTTCAAGCTCATTGCTGTTCTTCCTCGCGTCCTTCTTCAATACGTTGAGCAGTAGGTCCAACCTGCGAAGTTAATTGAGCTATAAGTGATCGTTGCTGTTCACGAGTCAAATCTCGCGACTGATAGATCAGCCTAGCAATGCGCTCTTTGTTTTGTGGCGTCATTAAGAGCGCGCCACCAGCTAACAATGCGCCTGACAGTTGCTGGAATAAATCTGTGCCGCCCATAGCGCCGAAGCCGCCTGTTGCCGCTACTGTCTGCTTTAACCCGATAGTTTGGTTCTGACCCAATCGATTCACAGCGCGCTCTAAAGCTTCCTGCGCAGTTAGCAATCGAGAGATATCCATGCCAGTCGAGCCATAGCCTTCTATGGTTTCTCGTAAAGCACCACGCGCACCAGTTGCAGCTTGTTCCGTAATTCTAGTTTGTAAGGCAGGCGTCGTAGCAGAAATGCGATCATAATTAAGTCTGTTATCTAAATTCTGCCGTAGCTTCCTTACCTCACTCGGAGTGAAGTTTTGTGCATCCCCGACCTCATCTGCCCAAGAGGCCAAATAATCTTCGATAGCCGCTACATCTGCCGCCGCAGTAGGGTTGGTTCTTGGGTTGCCAAGCTCATTACGCAACTCACGGATTGGTGTAGCGATGTCGTAAAGTGAAATCGTTTTGCCTTCTTTTTCCGCGACTTCTATTAGGCGGTCAAGCTCGCTGGTGCGAGCATCAATAATTTTGTTTAGCTTTGTAAGTCCCTCTGGACTGACAGGTATGCCTTCTTCCAGCAAGGTGCCGATAACCTGCTGCCGTGTTGTTTGCTGACCCATTCGAGAGCGAGGGCTTGTACCCATTTTCAAATTTGTTTCATACGTAGACTCTGGGAAAGAGCGAACCAAAGGCACAGTGCTTGCAGCACCTAAAGTTAAGGCTGTTGCAACGCCTAGTGGGTCTGCCGACTCTAATGCGCCACCGGCTCGTCGTACAGCCTCTGCCGCCGTCTGCGTTTTTGGTGAGGCTTTAGATGCAATCTTTGCAAGATTTCCTGCAACTTTTAACGGCGCGCCGACTAAAGATACGTCCGACATAAAGCCGACAGGATCGTCGTATGCCGTTTGTAATGCCTGCCGTACACTTCCATAGCGGCCAGCATAGAAGCCTCTAAGCGCCTCTAAACCTTCACCTGTAAACATTTCTTTTATGCCTTCGGCCACTAACATGGGGTTAGTGAATACTGTTGCTAAGTCTTTCGCATACTGAGTCGCACTGCTTGGGATGTTTGCCATTGCGCCAGCCGCTGTATATTGGGGTTCGCGATCCGCTATACCAGCCGACCTCACAGGCAAATTTTGTTGCGCAAATCTTGCTTTAGCTTTTGCCTCTAACTCTATCTGCCGCTGTGTTTTAGCCATTAGGCTCGTCCTCTAAGTATGCTTTTCGGTCATCGACGTCAAGAGCAAGCCACTCTGCACTGGTTCCGCCCCAAGTCGCAGGTGGCGTTGTTAAAACGGGATCAGGTTGAGGGGCTTCGGCGTTTCCTAAAAAAATATCTCCAGCATAACCTATAGGCGGCAATCCATAGCCTGCGGCCACGGCGTCTATTTGATTAAGGTAATACTGACGGTATGGCGCGTGTTGATTCATAGCGCTTTGATACAACATACCAGCCCTAATCAGGAAGTCGTCACGCTGCTCTGGCAAAAGCAATTGACCTGTCTCCAAGCGCTGCATTGCCTGAGCCACGACAGCAGGGATGGGCGTCCCATCTTTCTCTGCTCTTGTTAATGCTGCTCTCGCTCCAGCAGCAGTCGCAAACTCACTTTCTCTAACGACAGAGCCGGGATCTAAAACCTTCATAAAGTTGAAAATCAAAGCAAGGTCACCAGCCGCGCTTGCTTTATTAGCCGAGCTAACTACGCGACCGTAGGCTCCAGATTGCTTCTGGAAGTCTTTTGTCGATTGAGAACTTTCGTAATCCTTGCGTAGCTTGCCTGCCTCTTCTCTTTGTCGCGGAGTAAAACCGTCTGTAGGCTGTTGTCCACCGAACAAAACTTTGCCAGTTGCGGGGTCTACGATTTGATCGCCTTCACCGACAACCACGCCTTTTGACTTGTCAAACATAGACTTCAAAATGATTGGCGCTACGGACGGATTTTGCTCAATGATTGTTGCGAGGTCATCTCTGCCTTGCGTGCGCAAAAAATTAGCTGTTTGATTAATTTCTCTGCCTGCTTGGCGCCTTCCGCGTATGTCAGACGCTCGCTCCATTTGGCCCTGTATAAACGCTTGGTTGGGATTAACAGTCATTGACTGGAGACCTGCGGCTAATCGAGCCCGTGCCGCTGGGTCTTGCATGACGTCCATTGCTCGACGCCCTAGCTGAGACAAACCGCTTAAAAATGGATTGGGTGGCCGAGAGCCGGGTGCAGGCCCGACAGCTTGAGTAGGTTGCATGGCTTGCTGGCGAGCAACTCGGAACCTTTCTTGAGTCGCTAGAGCCTCTGGAGTCCTTGATCGTCGCAACATCTCCATTTGCTCGATCATCTTGCGCTCTTCTTGTTCCATCCTTAGCTGCTCTGGTGTCATGCGCCCATCCCTAAAGCTTTCATAATTTTCATTAGGTTTTCCATTTTGTCGCCGTCGTTATCGGAGGGCTGGTAACCCATCATGCCTACTCCGTATTGCATCTCAGGCACTGGCATCATCTGCAATAAACCACCACCAAACTGCATAGGAGCCACTTGCTCATTCATGGGTTGCGCAAGACCTGCTGCTGTCTGACCCATTCTTTGCAATGCTTGCTTTTCCTCATCAGTCATGTTCTTAAAAAGATCTAAGAGCCCTGACCCTTGTGACTCATTCATGCTTTAGATTCCTAACAGCTTGCCGTAATGAACTCTTTGGTAACCAGACTCCCCAGTGCTTACAAACTCAGGGTCTGTCTCATCGGCCATTACGCCCATTGACTCGCCTGACAAGCCAAAGTCGGCGGCCTTTTCGTTCCAAGTCCATGAGTAAACATTTTGACCCGATGCTAATCGACCAATTACTTTAATCTTGGATTTCAGACGTCTGTCTGACATAGACGCGGCCAAGCTTAAGAAATCAAACAGCCCGGGCTGACGGCTGGTCGTCTGTGTCTGTGGTACAGGCGATGCACCCAGCGCAGAAGCCAAGTAACCAAGAGACCTCTCGGGAAATGACGTGTAGCCTTGGAACTGCTCACGCGCTCTGTCAAAGATCTGCTGGTTAAGCATCTGCTGTAGCGCGCCCTGCTGTGCGAGGTCTTGCTGTAGCGTGCGACCCATGCCAAACGATTGCTGTGCCAAGCCGCCTAACTGACCTGCCGCCGCAAGTCTTTGACCCGCACCCGCGAGACCTGCTTGTTGGTTAGCTAGTGCCGCTTGCATTTGGCGACCAATATCCTGACCGGCCATCTGCTGTGCTTGTTGGAAGCCACCTAGTCGAAGGTTAGCCGCGGTACGTGCCGCTTGCTGCATGGCCGCTTCGTTAGCTTGAGACTCTAAAATCGCCGACCGAGAGCCTCCAAAAGCACCCGCCCTTTGCGCTTGAGAGGCCAATTGATTGGCTTGCATCTGCCGAGCCTGCTCAATATCTCCTAACGATTGCTGTACTACAGTCTGCTCGAAAGGATTGAAGTAAGCGCTTAGATCAGTGCCAGCAACTTGTCCTGCCTGCACTTGCTGAGGCTGGTAACCCATACCCGCAGCTGTGCCCATCATTGCCGCTGTCTGGCCTTGCTGTGCTTGTTGAAATACGTTTGGGCCGGTTGCTGTGCCTGCTGGAGCCGCGCCTGTTGCCGGTACTGCTGTGCCACCACCTGCTGCTGGAGCCGCCATAATTAATAACCCCCGCTAAATGGGTTGTTAGGGTAACCACCCGGAGGCAATGCTCCGACAGGTGGCCCTGATGATTGTGTCGTCTGACCAAGAAGCCCCGATGTATTAGGGCCGATAAAGAGGTCTTGGAACGCTTGAGACTGCGCCGGTTGTTGCGCCGCGAGATCAGCTAGTGCTTGTTGGAATAATCCACCAGACCCATAACCTTGGATACCGCCAAAGTCTTGTGCTTGTGGCATGCCCGCTGTTACGTCCATCTGCGGTGCCAGACCAAACATCGCGGCGGCATCTGCTGTGGATTGCATAGCCTGAGTTTGCATCGGCGTAAAGGCCGCAACCTCCGGGCCGTAGTAAGGCATATAACCAACCTTAGCAAGTTGCTCGGCACGCTGTAGATTGCGCTCTGCCGGCCCTTGAATAAACTCTGGTATCTCGACCTGCGTTGTCTGACTACCGCCTTTTCCACCTGACATATTAGATATCCTTTCCTAAAACCGTGAAGGTCTCTTCGTAACCTTTGTTTTTTAAAACCCGCTTCCAGCCTCTGCGACCGGCAATGCTCATCCCTGTACAGCCGTTCATCTTGGCAAACTCCACCGCGGAGCTGTCCATATCCAAAATCTGATCCATATCACCGCCCGCTAGAAAAATATGTAACACCTTCTTCTGCGGATACTTGATGATTTCAGTGACCGCGCATCCACGTGGCGCCGGCCAGAACTGCATTTTTCCCTCTACTACTGACTGCACTACGTCACTTAACGTGTGCGTGCCGCCGGCTCTTTCTATCGCGGCCTCTAGCCACGGCTTGCATCGGAGCATTTCCTCAACAATAGTCGTCAATTATATCACCTAAACACTCTAATTATCGTCAGAGTCGTCGCAGGCGTTGCGGGCTCGTCAGATATACCACTAGCCGCAAAAGCCTTCAGAGAGCCGCTGGTGCTGTCACAGGCAGTAGCAATCTCTAAGTAGTCATTCGCATTAGCGTGCAAAATCACCGCTCGGCTTACTACCGTTGTCTCCGCATTGCCGTGTAACGCCGCCCTAATCGTACTTCCGGTTAGGTTTGTGCCATTCATCTTCGGCCAGAAAGCAAACTCAACCGTGCTCGCCGAGCTTGAGTAAATCTGCGCCGAAAAGCTAACAAGGTAATACCCGGTCTCACTGAAAGTAATTTGCGACCCACTAACAGGTAAACCAGCGTTATTGCTGTCAGCCGTATAACTTAATGTATACGTTGTATCCGCTGCCGCGTAAGCGTAGTCAGAAGTAATGACAAAATCGCCATGCCCATCAGCTAAAACAATTTGCTTGAACTCACCACCAACAGACACCACCGGATACCCGTTGACGTTGTCATAAAGCAATATGCCGTCTTCGCTTGCGCTGTCTGCGGTTTGCTTGAAAACAAGCTTCGACCGCACCCTGTTTAAATACTCGACAAGGCGCTCGCCCCAGCTCTTCCACTCAGGGCCAAGAGGCGGTGGCGCTAAGCTCACCGATTACCTCCGGGGATCACATTTAACCTAGGAACGCCAAACCGCCAGTTGTTGTATTCAGTACCGTTAACCCTTAAACGTAACTGCCGGCCTGAGAATCGAGCGCTAACCGGGTTAGACATCGTGTAAGGTCCGTGCGTGCTTTCTGTGTCATTCGGATAAAAGCGAGTCTTAAAGGTCAGTGTTGCTTCTCCCTGCGTTTTCTCGTCCGGGATAATTTCGTTAACCTTCACGACCGACGACCCAAAAAGGATAGGGCCAGACTCAGCGTGCGGTGCCACGTCATCGTGTGAGTAACCCGTCTCGTGATTGTAAAACTTGCCGGTAGAGTCAAACATAATTGGATTTCTAAACACACCCGCGTCAAAACCAGTGGTGCGATCTAATTGCCCAATGTTCCAGTAATTCTCTTTGTAGTTGTAGATCACGTATCGGTCGTTTTCGTTAGACGTCCCTGAAGGGTAGAACCACCACGCCTCACCAAACTGCGAGTTGTTCATGGCAAACACCTTAGACCGCTGTGCCGTGTTGATGTCATTAAAAACGTAATCAAGCACGTCACACTGCATTTCCTGCACCGACGAGCCGTTGAACATAAAGAACCCTTTTGACCCCATCCAGAACGCGCCCTCCATGTTAGGGACGCACGAATGACGCGATATTGCACCGCATGATGTGCCTACGCGCTCGAACTGGAATACCAATTGCGGGCCGATATAAGACGCTGTGTGAGCATCGGTCGTAGTTAGGATTAACGTCTTGCCACGTAATCGATGACCGCTAAGAATCTCGCCGTTTGTGGACAGCTCAAAGTCACCGGCTTCATTAGTCGCCGCGGGAGTCCATAATGTGTTGTCCTCTTTATCACACCATTGAACTTTCCGCGGATTGCCACCTGCCCCCAAAGCAAACAAAAACCGCTCTCCAGTAACAACCAAACCTAAATTAGATGTCGGGGCATTACTAATCACAGCCGCAGGCGTTGCAGCGTTTAGTTGCCACTCATACAGCTTGCCATCGTCTACCGAACACGCTACGAGGTACTCGCCCCAGCTATCCAAAGACCATGTTGTAGCTTCTTGGTAGACACCACTAGAAACACGCTGCGTGCTGTAATATCCGGCGTTATAAAAACCACCGCCGTAACCAATATTTAAAGCCGCATCTTCGTTACCGGCAGTAAATGACGCCGGGGTAATGTCACTAACAACACCAGACGCAGAGATAGCAAACAGCTTGTTATAAGTACCGACAGCTAAATTAGTGCCGAAAGAGTTGTCTACCCAGCCCAGAGAACCGCGCGCCGGCTTGTCTAATGTAGCGCCGCTCTTTGTGCGCTCTTCCCAACCGCCTATCGGGCCGAGAGAGCCACTACGCCACCGTACAAGGTTAACGTCTCTCCAGCGTCCAGCGCCCTCTAGATCAGTGCCATGACGGTGAACGCCGGGCTGAATATCGACTACCTGTAAAGCCATCTTAGTGACCTATAGCAAAAAATCTAAATTTAAGGCTGCTCGTTGTTCCGTTCGTTACTCTGAATGTTGTCGTTGTTGGCGCTGTCTCACCCAATCCAGCATTGTCTTCTCTGTTTAGGTTGTTGTCTTCTACTGAAACCACAACTTGGAAGCACGCAGTATCAAAAGCGACCGGAAAACTAACGCTAGAGTTGGCGGTGTTTGCCGCCACAGTCGTACTGCCCCATTGCAATGTCAGACCGTTTGGTAGTTTAGTCCACCCATCATCGGCAAGGCTTTGCGTGAAGTCGCTTGTTTCAAGCTTTGCATCAAGTTGCGTCTGAACTGATGAGGTGACGCCGTCTACATAATTTAACTCGGCTGCTGTGGCAGTTACTGCTGTACCGCCTAACGACAGGCTGTTTCCTGACAAGCCATCTGCGGAGACGTCTCCTGAAGCAGTTACATCTACCGCAGTCACATTGGCAGACGCCGCCACTGTGCCGGTGACACTTACACCAGTATTCGACGTAGCCAGTTTTGGCGCGTTTCCACCACCACCGTTGTAAAATAATTTAGTTTCTCCGGTGTCCTGTAGCATCGAAATGAAATTCAAGTCGACATTGTTTCTGAAAATTATGCCAGCCCCGTTAGATTTAATAACAAGACTACCCGGCCCAACTTCTTGAATGTACGAATCGCCACTAGCGCTGTCGTGATATAGCTTTAAATCATTAGAATTTCCTAACCTCAATCTAATGTCATCGGCAATTGTAACTGCGCCGGTTACAGTGCCACCAGCTAACGGGAGCTTTGCATCAAGTTGAGTTTGTATCGCAGAAGTAACGCCATCGACGTAGTTAATCTCAGTCCCAGTTGCGGTGATTGCCACACCACCAACCTGCCACGATCCCGCTGTGAGATTGGGCTGTATAGCGGTTGTGCCGTCGAGCAAGTCGTCAAGAGTGTCAAAGTTAGTGTTGAGCTTGATGCCCCACGTATCCTCTGATGCGCCGACTTCCGGTTTTGTAAGTGAGTACGTCGTGGTTGTCGTGTCAGCCATTAGCCTAGACCTCTATTTTTCATGACAAGACCTGACCCGCTCATTGTTGCTGAGTCAGATGATAAGTTAAGTTTCTGTACTGCAGCGCCGTATAACTGCGCCCATGTTCCTGCCCGGGCATCTTCTTGAAGGTACGCCGCGGTGTGTATTAGCGACCCGTAGAGGTAAACATCCGGGCTGTGGCTGAGTAGCCAATTGGTCGTGTTTGAGTCCGATAGAGCCGGCACTTTTTGGAAGTACAGCAAATCCCCGGTATACGTATCGTCAGGGGTAGGGTAGAACTCAAACTTATCCGCAATGTGCGCGTAATATTCAGGCGTGCCCGCAGTGTCTTCGTTGCCCATCCTCTTATCGGCAATAGTCTCTCGGGACGCTAGTTTCAAAGGGTACTTATTTCCTGCGTTAAGAGAAATTGTCTCAAGCCAATCAGCCGGCAAATCTTCAAACTCTGAATCAATCGTAAATGACGTCCGCGACTGCATCTTCCAGTGTCGTAGATCTCGATTAATCTGCGCCTCGGCAAGTGCAATAAACGTCGGTATAGCAGACGTTAAATCATCCCGGTTCAAAAAATCCGCAATGTTCGTCTTTAGCTCTGCAAAAGTAGATATGCTCACAACCAAACCCTTGATGGTGAATTAGGTGTAACGCCATGCGTAGCATCCAAAGCCTCTACAGTCTCACGTACTCCATCGCCCACAAGACGAATGTTGACGTGCCAGCCGTCGACGGGTGCAGTCTCAGGGTACTCGTTGCCCTCGTCGTCAGTCAGCATAGTGCCTGTAGGCTCGTGTATTACGCCCACGACGTCGATAGCGTACTCATGCGAGTGAGTCACCATGTAGGGATCACCGTCTGCTACCTGCGTTTCTACGCCTTCCTCGTCCACGTTAGTCACGTAGTCTTGGCGGTAGAAGTCAGCCAGCACAGTCGGCATCTCACTTTCGCTAGTTAGCTTTAGGTAGAAGTCACGCTTAAGTGCTTCGTCGATTACTTCTTCTGTCATGATGTTAGATCCTGTAGTTGTGCGTTAGTCAGGCGACGTGGGTAGTATTTGATGGACTTGATGTGGCCGTTAGCAAATTGCCCTTCCCCTCTGCTTGAACCAATGTTCAAAGTTACAATTCCTGTAGATTGTCCGTTTGAAGTATCAGTCACGACAGTCGCCCCGTCTCCAGAAGCCGCCGCATCATTTTCTGCTTTTGCATAAGCAATTTTAAACATCGTGCTACCGTCGAGAACATCAGCAATAACATCTGAGTTGACGTCTACACCGTTGTTCGATGCAAACATTCTGACATCTGAGCCTGTATCCCCGATAACTTCCCACCCGTTACTAGTATCCTGACGAAAATCAACAAACCGAGGAAAATTAGTGGAATCGCTGTTAGCTTGTGCTTCAACAAACACAGTCCCAGCACTCTGGTTATACCCAAAGTCAGCCACGGGGATAGACGCTACATCGGCAGAGCGTGTTGTCGTACTGCCTGAATTACTCTTGATGTAGCTTGTGGGGAATGAGCCAGCTTCTAGTTGAGCGCCGTAGATGTAAAGATTGCCACTAGAGGCTGATCTGCTGGTATATGCTAGCGTTCCGTCGCCTTCTGTAGCAACTTCAAAATACAAAGATGCTCCAGTTAACGTCTTAGAAATATCAAACCTAGTCCACCCAGTAGACACAGCGACAACTTCTCTTTCAAAATCAGAGCCGCTTTCTACTAAAAGCAACTCTAAATTTTGACTTACTGTAGAATAAATCCAAATGGAACCCGTGTAAGATGCGCCAGAAGAAAGTCCAGTAAACTGCGTAGCTCCAAACCGAGAATCTCCAGCGTTAAAAACTATTTCTGATGCGTTATTCGTGCCATCTGGGGATGTAAATTGGTTTTCTGTTACTGTTCCTGAGCCACTTCCGTAAAAAAGCCAAGAAGCGTTTTCAAAAGAATTGCTATAAGTAACCAGATTAGTCCTCTGCTCCTCCACCAGCAAACCCAGCCTGTTACCTGCGCTATCCCAATCTACGCGTGGGACGTTATTGGGATGCTCGAATAAAATTAGGGTGCCGTCTGATTCGTCGAAGGTGACTTCTTTGACGCTGATGTTGTCAATCACGAGAGTGCCTGACGTTGCTCCAGATGTAAGCCAAAAATCTAATACAGATCCAGCTCCGCTTGGACTGCCCACAAAGTTAAGAACGTGAGTCCCGACTGTTGTATTCAGCGTGAGATAAGAGCCGCCAAAAAAACTTGCTCCGCTAAATGCTCCAGCTCTAAATGCACCACCAGAAAGCGACGAGGATATTACCTCATAAGACAGTTGATATAACTTGCCTGTTACCGCATTGCTTACTGGTGTTCCGTATAGATTTTGGTTTGTCCCGTTACCAGTAACAGACGCTTGTTCAGAGGAAAACGTCCATCCTGTCGTAGTCCACCCACTAGAAAAGGTATCTCCATTCGTTACAAGCTCATCCCCATAGCTAACAGGGCGCAGGGCATGGCCGCCAGAGGCACGGGTAAAGGTTAGTAAATCTTCGTAGTTGTTAAACTGTTTAGTACCCATTATTCGCTCCAGTTGTTCACTACGAATGAATTAGTGCCAGTGCCTGAGAATTCTAACGACAGGGATGGCTCTAGCGATGGATTGGTTGCTTCCTCTAGCCCGTCATCGGTGATGTCTTTATCCCATACACGGAATTCTGAGATGGTGCCCATGTAGTCATAGGCTAGGCTCAAGTCAGTGCTAGAGAGATCAGGGAGAGCCGTAGGGGTTGTGTTGGCTGTTAGTGCTACACCGTCTACTGCGCCGTTGACAAAGGTAGAGCCGTGGCGTGAGGCAATGTTGTAAGGCACAAAGATGT